ATGCTCATATCATTGATAGGAACAGTCCACGTCGAGAACGGACTAGCTAATGTCAGCACATTAAAGGCCATTCTTGACCGCCTGCAACCTGAGGTCATTTATGCGGAAATTTCAACCACGATGCTCTCTGACTATCTTGACGGCTCTCATGGAAATCTTGAATCCGCTGCAGTCGCACATTATCGTGTTAGCCATTCAGTCACCGTAGTGCCTGTAGATTTGGATAAGCCCGGCAAGGATTTTTTTCAAGAATCAATGGAAATGTTCAATAAAGTCGAAAGAACAAGTTCCATTTATCGCAGACTTTTAGATCAGCATCACCTTGACACAAAAAACCATGGCTTTACCTACCTCAACAGTGAACGCTGCGGGCAGGTTTGGGCAAAAATATACAAAGAAACCTTTGAAACCCTTGAGTGGATCGGCGACGCTAGGCTTCGAGAAATCTATGCTCAATGGGAAAAAGTTAACGATCATCGCGAAACGGCAATGATAGAAAAAATCATAAGAAATAGCATTGAAAACACACCAAATCGCGGCGTACTGTTGGTTGGCACCGCACACAAGAAAAAGCTGGCGGACAAGATTAAAAAATTTCAGGAATCAGAAGCACCAGCAATTTATTGGAATTTTCAATACCAGGAATCTAACATTTGCTAGAGAATAGATCGTGCTCAATCCCCCCTAAATTAGGAGAGGACTAAACAATTTTTATCTTGAACCATTCTTCCTTATCTTGAAGGTCATACTCTCTTGCAAGATAATCTAGGCGAGGCAACCACGGTTCAATCAAAAATCGAAATTTTGATCTAGTGGACTCATCAAGTAATGGCATTTTTTCAACGAAATGCGTCAATTTCGAAGAGTGACTACCCATTGGCCAATCGTCGCAGTCACCAAAATTAACTCCCTCGAAACTTCCAAAGTTATTTAGGGAATCAACCAAAAACTGGTAATTCGCATCATCTACTGAGAAGGGCGGAGGATAGGACTGCAGTTGAAGCCTGTAGTGCTCACTATCAAGTTGCATACTATCCCGAAGTTTCACCAATATTGCCTTGACCAGATCGTTTGTCGTCACCTTAACCCAAGGAGCCATGATCCTTTTGATCGCTTGTTCATCAGAACCCAGATCGATCAGATTAGCACGAACTTGTTTTGCCACCTCGTATGCAGCTTGAGTGGTTGGAGCACTATCCCAACGTCCCGTTTTTGAATTGAGAGAAATAATAGATTCACTTGAAAGTTCCGCTATTTTTCTTAGTTGATTTAACGTTGCGGCAGCTTCGTTAATCGCTTTGTCCAACTTTCTTGTTCTAGCTTCAAGTCCCCATCCTTTCAGGACTTCAAATCGTTCAGCCGAAGACGCAAGCAATAAGAATAACCCTGCTGCTAACGCCGTTGATGCACTACTTCCAACTTCAGCAGTCCATAAAACATGCACCCCTTTAACAAGGCAAGCAACTCCCGCGAGCAACAACGCAACATTCGAAATTTTCAAACCTATATTTGAAAAGCTATCTAACTTCATTTGAAACTCCTAGAGCGACATGAAAAAAAACCTACGGTCTTCTATCAAATTAGTCATGAAAACGGATAACGCCAGGCCTTCGTGCGTATGTCACATAGCGATGAGAAACCTCTTCAATTAGAGATCGACGAAGACGAAAAACGGGTCTACCTTCAATAGCATTTTCAGCGGGCAAAGCCATAAAACAACGACAAGAAATTAATAAGAACCATTCACCGGAAACGTGGTTCTTCAACATTACTTTGCCAACATTCATAACGCTATCATTGTTGTAGCGAGTTGAGTTGGAAAAATTTTTCTTGCTTTTTTGAGTAAATGCACCTGTTTCCATTAAGGTAGCTGGCACTAACAAAGCTAATAGATAACGATGTGTGCTTACCTTGCTTTGAACATGATCACATTCAGGTCCAAGTTCAACGACATGCAATTTAACTGACCGTTTTTCTTCAGCGGTCAAATCCTGTGTCGCAAACTCACGTCGAATCAAAGCCTCATCATCATGCCCAAAGACATTGACGTATCGACCGGAATTAACAAACCCAGACCCAAGAGCAGTCACAGTACCACGAGACCACATTTTTGCTTCAGCGCCTGAGACAAACTCTTCGATTAGATAGCTTGCATTGAGATGTGACTTGGCAACAGAGTCAGGACATTGAGGGCGTTTATCCAACGAAACAATATCAAGCAGTCTTTGAAAATCATCCAGTGCAGGCGTCGAATCATTTCCGATTAAAGACAACTGATCTTCAAGTAATGGCAACAATGCGGCGTCAAGTGAAGAAACAATTTCTTCTTTAGCTACGCGCTGACCGACTGCTTCGCATGCCAAAAAGGCTAACAGTGACTCCCAATCATCAAGTGGCTTTGCTGATGTCTTTACTAAGTCAAAAATTTTGTCATTTGTGCTAGCTGCGGCTCGCGAAACTCTTTCCTCCCAAGAGGCTGCTACCGCCAACGTCTTATAGTCACGAACTTTTTCTAAGATAAGTTCGCGCAACTTCCCCGCATTGAAATGATCATCACCATTTTCAGATGGGATTTTGAAAACTTCATTCTTGTCGATAGCTCCAAATCCAATTGGAGGGACCAGCCCCGAATCTGCAGCTCTCTCTAGTATCAATTCGGCGATTCTTGTACCTTCGTCTGGATATTGAGACCAAAAAATTAGCACATAAGGGCCGGGGGCGACGATCTTTTTTAAACACCTAACAATATTTGCCGCATGCGTTTTTTCATTACCAATGCCACCACCGATTAGATGAATATCAGTGAAAACAATCCGCACACCTTGTAGAGGCTCCATAGGAGGCGCCTCAAGTTGTCCGTCGTCAAAGAAAAAAGGGAGTGTGCAAAAACCTGCTTTGCCGAGTCCCCACACAATTTTTTGAAGATGATCTTCATCGTCATCGACGGCCACCACACGAGAGTAAAGAGGGATCATTTGTTGTACTTAAATGAAAAAACAACTGCAGCACCATCGTATGCATCAGGTATTTCTACGATATCTTTTAGATCTGCAACATTCATAACCTCAAGCTTGCCACCGATAGAGTCCATAACTGTCTTGCAATAAAAAAGCCCCAAACCCATACCACCTGCACGAGTCGAATAAAACGGTTTCCCGACCTGATTTTTCGGCAGTTGTAAACCGGGGCCATTGTCAATGATCGCGATCAAACCACCTGTCTCCTCGTCCCAATGAGACAACGCCAAAATGGCTCCTGGGTTGGTGCGATCGTCACGCTCTCTGCGGAATCGAGTCCAGTAGATCGCGTTATCAATTACGTTGCTTAGAGCAGCAACCATAAGTCCACGGGGAAGCATTTGAGTAAAAGAGTGCTTCTTCACAGGATCTATCGTCCAATTTGAGAACACGATTTCGTGGCGCACAAATCGATCTTCGTGCATACCGGAAGCACGCTGCACTAAATCCTCCACAGATACATTTCGTGGCGGATCTCTCTGGAGTAGCGGTTTAAACGTATCTAGTAATTTGCGAAGATGATCAATCTCCGCTCTAACCTCAGTAGATTCGGCTCCAACGTGCAACTTACGCTGGACACGATCAATACTGTGAACTACCTCATGGAATATCAAAGCTAGATTAATTCCAGCCATACCTGAGGACACCATAACCTCTCGGAAGGTATTCAACTCCTGTTGAATAGACTGAAGTATGGGCCTTACTTCATTTTCAATTTTGTGTTGCTTCCCAAGCGACTCCAAACGTTGCAACGCTTCTTGTATTGGTGGTGAATTTTCTTGCTCGCCCTTCAGTGCTTTGTCGATCTCAGCCCTATCGCTTGCGTGTTCACGATGAAATCGATCAAAGATACTCAAAACAATTCTGCGTAAACGCTGGAATGTTTCATTGTCATCAAAGCCTTCGCGATTGGTCTTCTCTTTCAAACCAAAACTACTCGACAAACTCAAAGCAATTTGCGCAATAACGCTCTGCGTGCCTAACTTACCTGCTGGTCGATTAATACGACGAGCATCAAGCCCAAGCCAATCTTCTCCGGGCTCTCCATAATTGAACACACGAATATTGTCTCGATAAACGCGGACACCAGTTTGATTGTCCAGCCACTTTTTAATCTGTTGCGGAGCCCCCGACGCCTTCAATATTTCGTCTCGACGGTGGAATGCGTGAAATCGACCGTTAATTGGGCCAATGCCCTCAAGGTCATTTGCTGTGAGAAAAATCTTATCCTCGCGTCTATCAAGACCACGTTTTATTTCAAAAGGAATCTCATCATCATCAGGTTCCAATAGTTGAATCTTTTCAACTCCTTCGACCTTTCGCCCCTTCAAACCCTTAAATCTAGGAGGCGTAAATGAATATGCCCATGCGAATTCTCCAACTTCATTCAAGTTAAATTCAAAGTTCCAGACCGCCGTATCAAGCATTTGTTGAAGTGTCGGCAACCCCTGAATTTCGTCCTCTCGCCCGGGTAGATGCAAATTAACTTGGAATGATTTTGCTGCATCAAAAGGGTTACTCAGAGAGGTGATGAGTCTGTACAAATCACGAATATCACGACGGCTCCACTGCTCGCGATGCAGTCCAGTAATCTCAACCAAAGTTCCTGTCCCAACCTTAAAGACATCGGGGCTAGTAAGCTCATCAATTTCAACCTGCACCCCTTCTCCAAGATAACGAGCACTGTTAATTAATTGATCCCAATCAATTGAAAATTGATACTCTGGCCTTCCGTCCACTCGAGTGATTAATTTGAGACCTGTTCCAAGCTTCTGAACAGCAAGTCGACCAACACCTTTCTCACCCAGAGGCATTCTGCCCATTGGGCTACGCGGCCTATTTTTCTTGTCTCTTTTGGAGTCTGTACCGATTTCCAGCCATGCATTCTCAATCGTTGCATCCGACATACCGGTTCCGTTATCGCGAACAATGATCGAGGGGGGAACAGACTCAAGATTGAGCACCACATCAACAATGGTTGCATCAGCATCGTAAGAATTTTTAACCAATTCAAATACAGCGAGGCGATCATGTCCGATAAGCTCATCACCCAGCAATTTCAGCACGTGCGATTGAACCCGAAAAGGCACATTCCTAGACATAAATTATTTCTCCGATTTCGGAAAGCATTTGAGTAAATATAACGGACTGAAATTTAGATTTGAAAGTCATGAAATTACAGTTAGCGCATCGGCACAAGTCTCGGCGACGAAAGCCCTCATCCTATTTCAAAAGTTATTTTGTGAAAACATCGCAACGGCAAGCCTGCACCCCAAGAGCGCTCAATTCTTGAGCCCCTCAAGCATCGTCAGACACTAACACTTTAAATGATTCGACGTGCACTTAGCACTAAGGTTGAAATCCTCAGCTAACGCCTTAGAAATATCCTTCACCTTCTTTAAATTTAGGGTCAATTATGTGATAATCCGTCACACTTTTGACCCAGATTGAAACAGATGAAAAACACAGTAGATGACTTCGAACTTCTCCAGCAAGTACTCGAAATCTATGACCAGACTTTCATTGGTGAATACCTGAACAAACAATCCCCCGGCCAGTGGTGCAGGGAGACTATCAACCGATGGCAAAGGGGCAAAGCCTCCCCCCGCCTGAGCCATCGTGAATACCAAGCACTGCTTAAGCTGCTACCTGAACGTCCTGCTCACTACGACAGTCCTGAATTTGACTTCGTAGATCTGTTTGCTGGCATAGGTGGAATACGTCGCGGCTTTGAAGAGATTGGCGGACGTTGCGTCTTCACTAGTGAGTGGAACGAACCTGCAGTCAGAACATACAAGGCTAACAACTACGCCGATCCAGACGTTCATACTTTCAATGGCGATATCTGTGAAGTCACGCTAAGCAACCGCGATGGTGTCACTCAAAAGCAAGTTAATCAGAACATCCACAAGATGATTCCAGACCACGATGTGTTGCTTGCTGGATTTCCTTGTCAGCCGTTTTCGATAGCGGGCGTGAGCAAGAAGAATGCACTGGGTCGCAAACACGGGTTCGAAGACAAAACTCAAGGGACACTATTTTTCGATGTCGCACAGATTTTGGATGTGAAACGCCCTGCCGCATTTCTTCTAGAAAACGTGAAGAACCTCAAGAGCCATGACAAAGGTCGAACTTTCAAGATCATCATGGAAACACTTGACGAACTCGGCTACTGGGTCGCGGACGTCGATGTCAATGACTCAACCGATCCCAAAGTCATCGATGGTCAGCACTTTGTGCCTCAACACCGTGAGCGTATTGTCCTTGTCGGTTTCCGTCGCGATCTGAACATTCACAAAGGCTTCACTCTCACAGACATCAAAAAGGTCTTTCCTAAAAAGAAACCCAAACTTGGCGACATCCTTGATGACTCAATTGATGACAAGTACATCTTGACACCAAAGCTCTGGGAATACCTTTTTAACTACTCCATCAAACACAAAGCCAAAGGCAATGGATTCGGTTATGGGCTCGTCAAGAAAGACGATGTAACCCGGACTCTTTCGGCCCGTTACTACAAAGACGGCTCAGAAATTCTTATTGATCGTGGATATGACCACGACAGAGATCTACACGATCCAATTAACATGAAGAATCGTCCTCGCCGTTTGACCCCTAGGGAATGTGCGCGTCTAATGGGATATGACAAGCCCACAGGAAATGATTTTCGGATCCCCGTATCAGACACGCAGGCATACAAACAATTCGGAAACTCGGTTGTGGTTCCCGTCTTTGCAGCGGTCGCAAAACTGATGAAGCCCTACATCAAGGCTGCTAAAGATAAGCAAGCACGTCAGAAACGTAAAGCTGCATGAGGCATTTGCGCATCATGCGTTTGTGAGATCACAAATACGGACATGTTCGTAGAGGTTTTCCACCGCGCGGGTAATATCGTTAACACGCCATTGCGCGCGTCGTTTGTTTTTGGACGGATCTGCAGGAACAAACTTAGGGGCGGGGTCCAAGAAAATTGTTCCGTTTGCAATGGATTCAAACAGTCGCTCGGCGGATGAGTCCTCACAAAAGATGACCCGAGGCTCATAAGTCACGAGGAACTGATAACCCTCATCAAACTCCTGCTGGCTTGTATTTCCCTGTTTTGATGCGGAGATATAGACCGCTTTGTTGTGCTTGGCTCCCCAGTTGTTCATCAAGCGCTCAAAACTCCAGCCTGCAGCGATTTTCCCGTCATCATCCACAAGCACCACCTCTACCGCTTCCATTTTTGATGTGAGTGGTGTTGATGGGTCATACGAGAAAGCGACTCGGTTACCCTGCTCATCTCGAATCCAATCTGACTTTGAATTTCCGGGTTCTGCGACGTGGTACTCCTGAACTTTCAGGGTAAGTCCAGTTCTTTTACAACGGACGTTAGCTCTGTGAATACCAGTGACCCGATATTCACTACCGCCCTCAGTCGTGTAGCCGTAGGTACGCATAAACTCTTCGAAGCTTTCGGCGTACAGACCAAAATCAGGCTCTGGCGTAAAGAGCGTGGTCTTTAGCTGCGTGTGTGTTTTGAGTTCAATGCCATACAAGTCTCCATCTTGACTCGAGTTCGGAATAATCCCTAGCGCATGCTCGAGCGTGTAGCCACAAACCTGAGTTCCGGTGAACGGCAAAGTTCTGCCAAATTTATCGAGACGGCACCCTTTAAGTGGTCGAGAAACAATCTCAGCGAGTTGCGACAACAATTGTTCGCTGTAGGTTTGCTGAATGCTCAACAACTTACAAACACGAGACCCCTCAAGCCCTGCAAGTGCATTGACTTCTGCAAGAAAGGCTTCAGATGGATCAAGGCAGATCATCGCTAGGCAAGCGCCACTAGGCAATCGCCCCAACACCAACACTCTCTTACTCTCAGGATTCGCTTTTGTGAACGCAATCGATAAAGAGTGCGGCATTGTGTTTTCAACCGACAGAAAACCTGATAACCGCGCTTCTGGGTACTGCGTGTAAACAATAACTTTGACGTTCTTTGCCTTGATGCGTGAACCATCAGCCTTGAGCCACTCAAAGCTAGTGAATACCGCCTCTGGGATATGGCTCCCTGGCTTTGCAGTTGATTTATGACTTGTACTTGCTCCGCGTTCGGCGAGCTTCAAGTCAAAGATGTTGTAGAGAGAAGTAAAGCTACTGGCGAAATAGACTTGGTTCTTATCGTTTGCATTTTTTGGCAATACCTTAAGCACGGCCAAATCAGCACCCAACTGCTGAAGCTTGTCCCTGATCTCCGAAACTGATCCAACCTGATGTTCAAACCCTGTTTGACTGCCTGTCATTCATCTTCTCCCACACAAATGAGCGAAGAAGCTTATCAGACGGAATCACAAAACACAATAGAAAAAGAATCGTCAATCTAATTAAGCTGTTGTTTTCATTTGTTTTTATTTTATTTACTTGGTTTTACCCTTGTTTAAAATTAACAAAATCATCATATTTTGTTAAAAGCTCTAATTCGCTACCAACACCTGCCCTATATACCAACGTTGCATTTCATGCAGCATCAGCGTTGTCTGCGTCGCATCTTTAATTAGCTGCCTACAACTTATCGTTGCCTCATCTCCGGCGGTAGAAGGTAAAGAGAAGGCGCTGGCTGAAGTAACTCCTGAGGCATTACTGGAAACGACGGGCAAATTCCCTGAGCTGATTTCGGGCTTATCGAGCACCCGCTCGTACACAACAGCACGACTAGCCAACAAACTAGACTTCTTGCGATAGTCATCAGAGATCTCCTTAGATATTTGGTTTTGAACTCGAGCCACATCGGCCACGTGTTGTTCTTGCTTTGCTTGTGCAACTTGCACGGTTTGTTTCTCAGCATCCCACTGGCGCTGCAGACGGGATTGCCCCATCTGCAGGCCTAGTAAAAACGCCATGAGAAGCAGCAGTCCCTTGAGAAACAAGGATTTATTCAATTCGAGGAACGCACGAATCCAGTTCATACACCCTTCCCATCCAGTGAGGCCAAGTTGTAGGAGCCAATCAAACGGATGAGCTTGTCGGCATAGTCAGGGTCCGTGGCGTAGCCTGCTTTAAGAAGAGCTCGCGCAAATGTTTGTGCCGAGACACACAGAAAGCAGTCTTTGTAGCGAGAGTTACGTTTGAGGAAGGCAGCGTGATCATCAACACTAGCCTGCCATGTCGGGTACTTGCGCCACTTAGCGGGCACAACGACCCACTGCCCTCGGATGAACTCCTTGGTGTCAAGCGTCACGGTTTCACCGCGCCACAAACTGTCTGCCTTAATCCCGAACAAGTTATTGGCCGTTTTGGTGAGCCCTGACTCTCCCCAGCCAGACTCAAGTGCTGCTTGACTCACTGTGATGCTTGCAGGAACACCCGCAGCCTTGTGACATGCCCGTGCAGCAGGCCCAATAAGTGCAATGAAGTCTTGTGGTTTCACAGCATCTCCTTCACATCTTTGGCTACCTCATCAATTGAGGCATCACGCCGCTCCACGATGAAGTTAAAAATCCAACGCACCAATGCCCAACCGGGCAAGCCACAAGCAAAGATCACTCCGCCCATGGCGTACAGGCCAATCGTCGAAAACGCCCAGTGGTGAAGCTGGAAATACTCGATGGTGATCGCTCCACCGCAGATGCTCGATACGACAGTACTGATCAGCCCCACTGTCCACTCGCGCTTATCGCGTGGTGGCGTCATGAGCATGACCACGACTGCAGCAAGCGTTGCACCACTGGCTGCGGCAGCAGCCGTTCCACCAAAAGCTTTGTACGCAGCGGCGGCTCCAGCCACTCCGCTACTTGTTGGTTCTGGCATTTCTTAACTCCAAAAAAATACCCGCCTGAATTGCTTCAAGGCGGGTTGTGAACAACTCGTTCGTTTATGTTTGATCAGCGGTGTGAACTGCAGCGCTTTCTGCCACGCAGGTCACCTCCACCAAATCAGCCCGTGGTTTGACACTCATTACGCGCGCCATCTGGGCCCAGGTCTGCCCCACACCAAAAGCAAAGTGCGTTCGCTCTTCACCACCACCGGTTTGGATATCAACGCTCGGCGCTTGCTGCAAGACGGCATGCCTGTCAGTCGCACCGCGCGTCACACAAATCGGATCAGTGACTGAGCCATCCAAGCGTCTGAGCGCGATGTAGTGATTTGCCCCCGTCAACCAAGGCAATCGCTCAGAACAGAACAACACCCTTGATGAACCATCCCAAGACAGTGCCTCGCCACTTACCCCCCAGCTGGGCATGTCATGACTGATGGCCACCAAGTCGCCGTAGGTTGGAATCAACCCTTCGAGCTCCGTCCTAAAAGTGATGATTCGCCTGCGGTACCGATTGGCTGCGGCGATGTACTTTCCCTCTCGTGCGGCTTGCGATCTGTCGGTACACCCAAAGAGCTTCAAGCGCGCAGGTTTAGACAGAGTGGAACCAGCAAGTGCAACCGTGATCTCATCAGGCTTCCAGCTCTTGGGGTTGAAGTATTCAACTGTGACAGCATCGGCAGTGGCATCACCGGGCATCACATACTGAATCTTCAAGCTGCTTCGGACAATGTTTCGGGTGGAGAACAAGGCCACAGGGATGGTCTTGGGCTCATCTCGAACAATGCGCACGATGCCGCCTTGCAGGAATGGCACTGCGCGCCCCGCTCTAGAAATCTGCCCCATGGCATCCCAGACGGTTAGGTTCTGGTCGAACACACCATTGAACGTATCGCCACGCGCAGACCACACACCATCCAGCCGAGTCAATGCATTGAGATCAATCTTTGCATCAGGCAACCCCGCCCCATAACTCGCGCGCGCTGCATCAGCAAATGCCCAAGCAATCGAGCGGGTGGCTTGAGGTGCACTCCAGCCCGTGGTCTTTGACCAAACTGGGAGTTTGCGCGTTACCAAGCAGTTCACTAAGCGGGATGACCGCTGTGACAAGTTGTCCGTTGCGCGCATGCGCAATGCCAGCAAGGTCAAATCAGAGGGCAATGTTGGATTGACCAGATAGCCTTTAGCCTGTCCCCACCGAAGTTCATGTCCCGCCCGGGTGCTGACGTCCTTGGTATCCAATCTTTGAACACGCACTTCGTAGCGCCCTGCACCCACACCATATTTGTAGGTCCTGCGCTGCGCCGTATTGGTCGCAGCAGAGTAGGACTCATCCGCAAGATGAATCCATCCAGAAGTGGCATCACCGTCGTCGTTGATGGTTCTTGCCTCAACCCGCCATTGAACGGTTCGGCTATCCAGCGTCCCAGCGTCAGTCGCGTAATACAACCCACGCATCATCACAACATCGATGCCAATCTGATTGACCTGAGTCCCTGCAGGATTAAGTGCGAACGGGCCAATGATGCTGCCGCCCGTATCAGCAACGGCAATCAACTCCTGCCCTGTCACTTCAGCAGCCGTCACCACATCGTTGTTGAACAGGGTGTTTTGACCGCCCGGCTCAATGACTTGCGCCTGTACTTCTTCAAACGATGCAATCGGACTGTCATCAATCGACAGCTCTTCAAACTGAAAGTGCCCAATGCCAATCACATGGAGCTGATGCAGGTACTCCTCGTTGTTGACGTACTCCGTGTAAGGCATTGCAGCCAAATCCGGATAAATCAGATGCTGACCGTAAACGACAGGTATCGGCTGCGACAGCCGCCCATAGTTGCCACGGGCCTGTAGCGAATAGGTAGGACTCGGGGAGGACGAACTCGCGGTCGCATTGGGCAGGCTCTGATTGGGTAGCGGCACCAAAGCGCTAACGATGATGGAACCCGTCACTGCAATCGCAGTCGATGCCACCGAAGTAGCCACAGCCCCTGAATACCCAAACGATGCGGCCAGCTCAGCGCCATAGGCATTGGCCACCACCAACACGGCAATCATCAAAACCGTCTGCAGGGGATTCTTGCCCCCTCCTCCGCCCCCCTGCGGCAATGACACCAGGGCGATGACATCTCCAGCATCGATGGGGGTCACAACGCGCCCAGCCATGAGTACAGGCTTGCCGTTCTTGAGCACCAGCGTTGGTTGCTCAAAAACAATCTGCTCTTGATTCATCCATTGGCTGATGGTTGGATTCCCCTGAACATAGTGGATGTCCCGCTCGTGGGGATCGAATGGATTTCGAAGCCAAACTACGACACCGTCATTGCTGCTTGGCATGGATCACCTCGAAATGCATAAAACCCTTCGACACGCCAGCCATGACGGTCTAGCGCCCACAAGTCCTGAAACACCACACCCACGCTTTGCGCGCAATGCAGCACGCCACCACCATCAATGTCCAGCCAAATACCGACATGCACCGGATATCTGGACTGACGCATCAGCACAGCATCCCCATGCTTGGGGGCGGACACTCGCTGCCAGCGTTTTCGCTCGGGGTGATCGTTGAATGTCTTGAGCACCTCACGCAGACTCAGCGCATCAACGGGGATAAGTGGAAGCTCACGTCCGAAGTGCTTTCCTTGGACCCATAAAAAAAGGCCCCAGCAGTCAAATGACTCGGGGCCTCGTGCGCCTGCTATCCATGGGCGACCTATGTATCGGTGCGCCCAGTAACCATCCGTTGGTTTCATGTCATCTCCATCACCGAGCCAATCCTAGGAACTCCGTCGCGGTGTACAGACGCCCCGGAAACGCCTTATTGCCGATGTCCACCATTCGCGCTCTTGCTGTCACACGCATCACCTCAGCCTCTACCTCGGTCAGAACCAGCGTGATAGGAGGATCCATCTGAGGTCCCTCCATATCGTTCGACAAGTACGGTCGATAAGTGACTTCGATGGAGGCTTCGGACTCAGACGCCGCATCTAAGTGTTTGACGATCTCGCGTGAGACGTTATCTAAGGTCAAAACGACCTCAGGAACCGGTGCGATGTCTACAGGCGGTAAATCCAAATCAAAGCCCATCGCCACAAACCTCACCGTCTGGCTTGGGTTCAACGGGGCCGAGGATTCGAGGCGCGCAAAGAGGTCTTGTTGATCTCGCACCACTCGAATGGCAGTTGTGACCCCAGCTTCATTTTTAAAGTCAGGGTGACGCAGCTCTAAGGTATGCAGGATCACCACATCCGAAGGCGCGCTCGCGTAAGCCTCCTTCAACGCGTCACTCAACGTCACATCAGGCATGTTCTACCTTGATGGGAATAACTCGACGCTCTTTGACTTCTGAGTGCTCACTGACCAAACCGAAGATGTCTCGACGTTCCTGCGGGAAGTCCCCCTCGATATAGAACGGGAAACAACCAGTGAGGAACTCAATGCCAGCAGCCAAGAATGGCACGTTGTCAGCATACGAAGCATCACACCCGGCCTTCCACAACGGACCATCCAAGAACATGCATGAGCCTTTGCACAACTGAAGCACAGGGCAGCTAGAACACTCCTCGCGCTTACTCCAATGCGTGGCGCTTCGCATCTTGACTGCTTGAAGCTGAGAGATGTGACCAATCTTGTGCGACTCGCCATTTGGTGCCGCCGCTGCTGCACTAACGTTTTGACAGGTCAGCACCTTACCGTTCAGATCGACTGCTAGGTTGTCGGTACGGTCCATGCCGCATTTCTGGCCCAACGTACTGGCGGGACGGCCTTGAGCCACTGACTCCACAAAGTCCATGATCTTCTTGCGAGCAATGTCAAAACTGGTTACAGCACCAGCGCGCAACTCTTTGAAGGCATAGGCACTGAAAGTGATCCGCTCGGCTGAAGTCTGAAATGTGGACGCCAGCCCACCCTCGTCATACGGGTCAATGAATGCGCCCTCGCCGATCACCACATCTTCACCAAAACGCTCGCGCAACCAAGACTGCACATGCGCGCGACTTGGGTTACTTGCATGGATCATGGCGTTGATGCTGATTCGTCCCTCAGGCTTGAGGCGCGCGTACAGATCAAAAATGGCAGCACGCTTTTGTGGATCATCCAAAGGATCAGCACCTCGGACGTGATAACCCGGACCGTCGTGCGACAGTCCAACTGAAAAACCCAAGCGATCAATCCATGCATTCTTGTCAGCATCCAGCAGACTCCCATTGGTGATCATGCTGAACTGAGCCTTAGGGTACATGGCTCTCAAACGCTCAGCCAGAGGTTTTAAGGTCTTCCAATAAACCAGCGGCTCACCGCCCCAGAACTCAATGCGCTCTGGAGGTTCAATCAGCGCGTCTTCCAGAGAACGTAAAAAGGATTCAACATCTTCTGGATTGGTTTGATCCGCATGAGGCACAAAACGTTGTGAGCAGTAAGTGCAGGCGTAGTTGCAAAGCAGGCCAAGGCTGATCTTGAGCACGCGGACATTTCCCTTGCGACCGGGTTGATCTTTGGAAACAACAGTCGCATCGCGCCAAGCGCGTGTTTTGACGGGAACGACCGATTGGCCGCTGCTCCACACAAGGCTCGAAGTTTGGTTGTTGTAAACCAGCGAGTCCTCTGATCCATCAGGCTTAATCACATAGATACGGAACTCAGCCATGGATGCGCTCCACTTTGATATTGAAAAGAATGTTCATGAACGGTTGCTCCCCAAAGTAGGGTTTCTGAAAATGAATGGCTCTGGCATCAAACGCAATCAACAGACCGCGATGAGGCTTGATCCAGAACTTGGATGGGGACTCCCAAGGCATCAGCAACCCAGCGAACCCAGACGAGCGCCAGGCGGGGTTACAAATGGCAAAGCCGTTGGGAGCGAATTGATTAACTTGCGGCATCAATCTCAAGTCATCGTCAAGCTCGGGGCCGATTGGGAAATAGACAGCCTGCACATCACATTCGTCTTCGTCGTTGTGGGGCATGATTTCGACGCCGCTGGCACGAACGACCTCACGCCCTTGCACCTGTGCCACTCGACCGTTTGGACCAAGCAGCCCCTGCACTTTGGATAAAACGGCTGCCTGCAATGTCTGGCAACGTGGGGAACGACCGTCAAAGATGTTGTGGTCTTTACGCTCCCAGATCTGATCGCCTGTTTGCATACGTGCGTTCAATTGCAAGAGCTCTTCATAAAGCCCTTGATCAAACGCCGCATCCATCCCAAGTGACCAGATCCCTGTTTTAAGAGGAAAAAGGTCAAGGATCATGGAACGCTCACCACCAAATCATCGGTACCGCTGAAGTACTTGAAGCCAACTTTGATCTTGACTTGGGTGCCTGAGCTCAAGCCGTCTGTTTTAAAGACAGTGCTTCCTGCGCCATCAACTGTCATCACACGACGGTCACGTAAGAACCCAGCGGTTGAATCCAAATAGACGTCTGCATCGTGATCGATGATTGGCTGACCATCAGGCTCTTCAAGTCTGAAACTAACAATCAGTCCGTCGTCCGATTCAGTGCTGGGTATGAACCGAACCACAGGCAAAGACTCCATACGCGCAAGAGCCAGATTGACACAAGGCTCTGCATCGATGTCGCCTTGTGTTTTGACAAGAACAGGATCGAACACATTGAAACCAAGCAACCAATCTGCGAGTTCAGATGTTTTGAGTGGCACCAAGATATGACCGACGGGATGCGCCTGAACTACGGTCGCGTGATAAGCCTGCGCATCCATCTTGCTTGCCAAAGTGGCTACGTACAAGTTGGGGGTGTGATCAAAGAGACTTTCACGCGCGCCTTCTGAGGCCCATCCCTTAGGCGCATACAACATGAAGGAAGCATGGTCACCGAACTCAGCGTGGGACTTGAGCGTTTCCAAGTCGAGGGTTCGTTCATAAACGCCCTCATCAAAAACGCCCCAGTCCCCTCGCCACTCGGTGATCAGCGATTCATCAAAGAACTGGCCGCCACTTTCATGCTCTTGAGTTGGATCGCCCACAAACTCTCGCTGCATGACGTTGCGAATTCGAAAAGAGAGCACTGAGCCATTGAGCGTGACATCCAGTGCAAAGGGTGTATTTTTTGTAGTGAGGTGAAGTTTCATGTTTTCACCCCTTAGCAGCAATTGCAATCGCAGTTGCAGTTGTAGCGCGTGCCATACGCACCCAACCGTAAATTGCCACCGTTATCAAACAGGGTGATCAGGTTGTAGTAGTTGTACGGCGCTTGATCACCACAGTTGTAGCAGTTGTCTGTGATTTGACAATTGGGAGCCCCTTGCCAACCAGATGAAGGATTGTTGTTCACACGCACGCAATTGGTTACGTTGTAGAAAAAGTAGTCATGCAGCCAGCCATAGTTGGCCGTCCACATGGAGCCACCGTTGTTCATATACATATCCCAGTTGCCATCGGATTTCAAAAATCCCATGAGCCCTTGGTTGTGATGAAACGAACGCGTGCCCCAGTCCGTATCGACCATATCGATGTAGTTCGCAGTGGATGCAACTTGCAAACGTGGAACAGACAAGGTTCCCGTCATCGTGTCGCCTGCTTTGTTGACCTTGGTAGACAAGTCCAACGCTGCTGTACCCGCTGAAGTCACTTGACCTTTGCTGTTGACCGTCACAACGGGGATTTGTGAAGCTGACCCATAGGTTCCAGCAGAGACACCCGAGTCTTTGAGACCCTCGGGTGGAATTTGCGTAATAGGCACAACGGCCTCCTTTCAAAAGAATGCTCTACAGATACCGAACCACAATGCGCACCCCATTCAAAGGGGCAGAGGTGAACCGCAACGTTGCCCCGCTATTGACCAACACATAGGCATCTAGCGAGTCTTGAATGACATTGGCCACAGTCACCATGAGCTTGGTCACACTGGCTGCTGCCGTGGTGAGCGCAAAGTCCGTGGCACTGCCATTGCCCGTAAACACCTGCGGAGCAACGCTTGAGCCTTGTGCACTGGCTGCCGCAGCTTGTGCCTGAGTGGCGTAGGTCTGAGCGTTGCTTGCTGAGGTTGCGGAGGCTGTTGCACTGGTCGCAGCGCTTGTGGCCGAAGTCGATGCCTGAGAGGCCGATGTGTTCGCTGCACTGGCCGAACTTGCTGCGCCAGTTGCAGAGCCACTGGCTTCTGTCGCTTTGGTTGTGGCCGTTGCCGCAGACGTTGCTGCGTCAGATGCTTTGGTAGTCGCCGTGGCAGCAGAGCCAGCTGAGGCCGTGGCAGAAGTCGCTGACGCAGATGCAGACACACCCGCGTTTGTCGCCGACGCTGATGCTTCGCTTGCTTTGGTAGTGGCGGTCGTTGCAGAACTCGCCGCAGCACTGGCAGAACCTGAAGCGTCAGACGCCTTGGTCGTGGCTGTTGCGGCTGAAGCCGCAGCAGAGGTAGCAGACCCAGAAGCATCGGCTGCCTTCTGGGTCGCAACAGCACTACTCGCAGCCACTGCACCTGCGTGGTACTTGGCGGAGTATTCCGTCGAGCCCGACACTGGGCCTGTCGTCTTCGTCGCCCACTCTTGTGCGGCAGCTGCACCCGACTGCGCCTCTTTGTCCAGATACCGAACACTGATGAGAACGCCATTGCCCGGCGCTGAGCTGAATCGAAGCGTGGTCGTGGTGGGCGTGGTGTACGCATCCACTGGCGCTTGCTGTACACCCGCAACCGTGACCAACAATGCGCCTGGATAAGACACGCCACGGCTGATCGTGAAATCCGTGGCCACACCATTGCCCGTGAATGTCTCCGCAGGAATGATGGTGTTGGTCGTCACTGCAGCGGCAGAGCCCGCTGCTTGCGCCGCCCAGTACTTAGCTGAGTAACCCGTCCCATCCACCGTGGTGACGGTCTTTTCTGCCCATTCAGCCGCTTTGGTTGCTTGCGTTTGCGCAGAGGACAGAGAACTCGCTGCACTTGTCGCACTGGCAGACGCAGCACTGGCAGATGAAGCCGATGCATTTGCACTCGTCAAAGCCTCCGAAGCTTTGGTCGTCGCTGTAGTCGCTGACCCAGCTGCGGCGCTCGCGGATGCGGCAGCACTCGTTGCGCTCGCTCCAGCATTGCTTGCTGAGGTTGCAGCAGCTGTCGCACTTGCAGCCGCATCACTTGCTTTGGTATTGGCGGTGCTTGCAGAACCAGCGGCAGCACTTGCAGATGCGCTTGCGTTGGTGGCAGATGTCGCAGATGCAGTTGCCTGTGTTGTTGCCGTTGTCGCTGACGATGCAGCGCTAGTAGCAGAAGCAGCACTTTCCGAGGCTTTGGTCGTGGCCGTAGTGGCTGACCCAGCCGCAGCCGTGGCACTCGCCGCCGCATCACTTGCTTTTTGATTCGCCGTTGCTGCAGATGCTGTGATGGACTGGGCGTAATACTTCGCTGAGTAATCGGAGCCACTGACAGGCGCACTGGTTTTGGTTGCCCATTCTTGAGCGGTATTAGCACTCGTTGCAGCAGCTCCCGCTGAACTAGAAGCACTGGATGCACTATTCGAGGCCTCGGTCGCTTTAGAAGATGCAGTACTGGCTGAGCTCGCAGCGGCAGTCGCTGATGTAGCAGCACCACTGGCAGAGCCGGACGCTGCACTAGCTTGTGTTGTTGCAGTTGTCGCAGACGCCGCCGCATTGCTTGCAGACGTTGCAGCGTCACTGGCTTTGGTACTGGATGTGAAAGCAGAAGATGCAGAAGCCGCAGCACTGGTTGCAGCGGCGGAAGCCGAAGCACTAGATGCGCTTGCACTACCCGCTGCCGCCTGCGCTTGGTATTTCGCCGAATACTCAACACCTTGAACAGGCCCTGTGGTCTTGGTCGCCCAATCCATCGCAGCGGCTGCACCCGTCTGGCTCTCTTTATCCAGCATCCGCGCAGTGATGCTCACGCCATTCAAGGGAGCCGTCACAAACCTCAGGGTTCTGGAGTCAAACAGCGAATAGGCATCCACGGGCGTTTGCAACACACTCGCGACCGTGACCTGTAATGCACCGGGATGGCCCACCGCATAGTCAAGCGCAAAATCTGTCTGTGTGCCGTTTCCCACCCATGTCTTGGTAGGAATCACCACTGCGCTGGTTGCAGCGTCCGCTCTAGCCTTGACCTCTGCCAGCGTTGCCGCTGCATCTGCGGCTTTGGATGTCGAGAGGTTGGCACTGCTTGTGGAGATGCCCGCTTGCCTTGTGGCCTCCCCCACCTGAGCTGTGAGCTCTGTGCGTGAGGCAGCCAAGTCAAGTTCAACCTGATGGATGGCCTTGGCCACCGTTTTGACAGGTCCACCTTCGGTGACCACATCGGTCTGATTGTTTCCGTGCACCACTTGGTGCAACAAGGACACATCGACCTCAGCCCTGTTGACTGTCGCTTCTAACCGTTCTTGCAGGTTCATGGGAGCTCAAAAGAAAGCCCCCAGACCCGAGTTACCAAGGTTCTGAGGGCAGTTGGTGTTGGACGAGGTATTCGAGCGAGTCGATAGAAAGCTCCAAGGCTTCAAAGTCGGAGTTCACAAGAACTCCCAGCGCATCACGGGTCAGGACTGGACGATTTCGAATCTCCAGCTCACCACTCACATCCCACTGATTGCGTCGCACCAGCTTGGCTTGATAAGCCTTGGTAAAACGCGCCTGTGTCGTGGCCATGCCAATGCCAGCAAGCAACGGCAACTCAAACCACTCAGCGCCATCGAGGATTTCGTGTTTGAACCAAGATTCAAAAATCGCATAGGTCAGCGGGCGCAAGTTCCAACGAACACTCACCCGTGCAGGCGTTTGACTGAACCGTCGCCGCGATCTGGCCGCACCAGACTCCATGTCCGTTCGAATCACAGCTTCACCAGGCGCGATGGTGTAACCATCCACCGAAGGAAGCGGGATCCGTTCAACCGGAAACTGTGGATAACTACTCGTCATCGCATCGCTCCTGCAGCCGGATTCAACCCATAGCGACGCTCAAGGGTTGGTGCAATCCCCGTGCCCTGACCAATCGATCGGGACATGCGAGCTTCAATTTGCTCCACGATGATGTCCAGCCGCATCGAACCATCGGCTTGTTGAGAAGACTGAACACGCGCATCCACGCCTGAAGCGTTGTTGATCACGTTCACAGCCACACGCACTTGAGGTTGGTTCTTAGAAGAAAGCGCCCCACCCAATGCGCGCATCTGACCGGGCGTGAACACCGCCTCACCCGGCTGCGCGATGATGGGCACCTCCCCTTCGACCAAACCACCCGTGTGATAACGAGTAGCACCTGCGAAGTTGTGAAGTCCCACCGATCGGGAGGCCAAACTGTCCGAGCCAATCAAGCCACCCGTGTGTGCCACTGCGACCATGGGGTTTACAAGGTCTGTTGCACCGATTGGAACGATGCTGCCGCTAGGTGCAGGTGTGGGTGTTGAACCCAAACCTCCCAACCAGCCAGCCAATGGCAAAGTAACCATTCGCTGAATCTGAATGCGTACCAGATCAGCAATGATGGAGTTGGCCAAGCTGGTGAAGTCGAGCTTGCCCGTGGTCACAAATTGAACGAGCGCATCCTCCATGCCTTTGAAAGCAGAAGTCACCGCCCGTTCAGCTTGTTTGGCAGCGTTGGTGGAATCCTCCACATAGCTACGAACCGATGAGCGCATCCCGTAATCAAAGCTGCGTTGGTACTCCGCATTGGCACGAGCTAAGTCAACAATCACAGGCAACTGGCGAGACAGAGCTTGGTTGATGATCTCGATCGCTTCAGCCTTGAGACCCGGGTCGGTGATTTGATCCGCTTGCCTGCGCGCAGCGTAGGCAGCTTTCTCCAAATCAAAGCGCACTTGCATGCCCGCACGCTCGACATCCCCCACATCAAGCATCTGACGCTTGAGCACCAGCTCTTCTTGTTTGAGACGGTTGTTACCGATGTAGCCCTCGGTGATCTGATGAACCTTTTGCAGCTCTTTCTCGTACTCATCGAACTTCTTGTCCGAGACCTTTTGCTTCTCCATGGCCTCAATGACCTGGATGTACTTCTCAGCTTCAGCCCGAACACCTGCGTAGCCCTTTTTCTCCAAGTCCAGCGCCTTGGCTCTGAGCTCAGCGGCCTCGCCACCGGTCACACGCATTGAGCGTTGCTCGAGTTGTTTTAAAAATTGCAAGCCTTCATTGTTCTTGTCGAACCCAGAGAGGTCCATCCCGGCAGGAGCCTTTCTGGGCATCTTGGGCAAGAACTCGTCATAGATCTTTTGCACCTGTGCAGCTTGCTCAGCTGTATCAAGTACAAACTTCTGGCCCATCACCCGAACGGTTCGACGCTGCTCATCGAAGAACTTCTCAATCGAGTTCACATAACCGGGGTTGTCATTGATGCGCGCCAATCGCTCGTTGGCTGATTCAACAAACTTGTCACGTGCGCCTTGAAGCTTGGCAATCTCCGCATCAATCTGCTGTTCGTTGTAGCCCATGGACTTCATCGAGCGCAGCATGTCGCTCTTCATCCATGTTTCGACGTCCTTGCCCACCACAGACAGACTGTCAAACGGCTGAGAGATTACCCGCTTGGCCAACACAGCCGACTCAGCAATGAAGCCAAGCCCCTTGGCAACGTCTTCAAGGTAGTTGAGCACTTGCTGGCGGTTGTTGCTGATTGCAATCAGCTCACTACTAAAACCACCTGCCTCTGTTTTGGCAAGGAAGATGTGCTCAGTCAAATCGGCCAAGATCGGAATGAAGGCCGAGCCAATCTGGCGCTGCACACCTTCGTTGACCGCATGCAGTCGCTTCAGGTTGTCATTGAACTCTTCCGATGCCCGCGCAGCATCCGCTGACATCACCAAGCCTAAACGTTTGGCTTCCTCCATCATGGCCGTGATCCCGTCTCGCCCTTGGTTGAGCATCGGGATCATGTCTAGGCCATTCTTGCCAAACAACTTCACCGCAAGGGCGGCTTTCTCAGCGCTGTCTGGCATGGCTGAGAACTTATCGGCAAGATCGAGCAAGACCTCTTCGGTCGGGCGGATTTGGTTATTCGCATCCAATGCCGAGATACCAAACGCGCGCAACGCAGCACTGCCCTCGCCGCCTTTGACTTTTGCGTCGAACATGGCGGTCGACAAGAACTTCAAAGCCTTGGTCAAACTCTCCGTGCTGACATCCGACAACTCAGAGACATAAAGCAGTGCAGACAAGGCCTCCACTGACACCGCTGTCTTTTGAGAGAGCTTGTTCAGTTCCTCACCAACTTCGGCCACTGGCACGATCAGCTGATGCATGCCATAGCCAGCTGCAGCGATAGAGGCTCCAGCAATCAAACCTGCGGGACCAAGTTTTCCGAGCACCGTTCCAAGGAGCCCAAGACGCGAAGTCGCATCTTCCATTTGCGCGAACGCATCGTTGGCCGCTTTGGAGACGATCTGCAATCCTGCTGAGGCAGGTTGCGATGCTGCCTCAATGCGCTTGAGTGACTTCTCTCCCGCCTCCCCAACATCGGAGAGCTCAGCCTTGACCTTGCCGCCATCCACCACCGAGAGTCGAATTGCGAGATTGCGTTCAGCCATGGCTGTCACCTGTTGTTGCGATGCTTGAAGAATTCATGGCAGCAGTGATGCCCGCCTCAATCGCAGGAAATATGTGCGTCATCGCACAAACATCTGCATTTAAAGACACACTGGCTTGGCTCCAAGCATTGAAGTTCAAGCCAATCACTGTGTTTTGAGCCATACGCAACTGCGCCGCACAGACCTCCAAAACCGAGAGTGCTTCCCACCCCTCTTGGGTTTTAGGCGCATTCACTTGGTACGGACATTCAGGGCAGGTTGTTGCGCAGGCTTCGCAGTACGCTGGCCCGCCACCGAAGTGCCATTCGGTACGAGCCTTTAGGCGTTTTTTTCGGCATCCAGCAAATACAGAGCCGCCAGATACTCGCGCTCGAAGGCATCGGCAACCGGCCACAACTCCATCAGGGCTTCAATGCCTTCTGGGCTCACCGGTGTGGCCTTGCCCTTTTCATCGCCCACACCCTCCCAGGCCAACACAGCCAGCTTGGCAAGTTCGGTGATCAAAGTCGCGGTGCGCTGCCCCGCTGCTGCATGGTCTTTGCCGTCAATGACCGACGCCGCATGGCGTGCTGCCATGACAAGCGCAGTCGTGGCAGGTTTGACCTTGACGCGAACGCCATGGTTCAAGTCGAGCCAATACGGCTCACGTTTCAAGTTAAGTTTGAGCATGGAAATACCTGTGCGTGTAGCTGAATACGTGCGACTTAGTAGCTAGCCACATCGTTGTGAAGAATGACCGTGAACATCCGACCAGCGGCTGTGTTCTTGGCGGCCTGCCAGTTGAAGGTGGCTTGAATTCCACCCGGGCCAGAGATCGACAGCTTGGGTTTGGGCAGATACACCTCATGCGCCACAAAGGTCAAACTCTTGGTGGCATCAATCACGTAGCTGAACGTGAGCTCGAGTGGCGTGTTGTTGGTGGCAGCATCAATGAGCTCTGTATCTGCAAACCGAACCTCCAAGTTGCCCGTCAAACTCGCAACGGTTGGATCTGCACCTTCGATTTTTCCGTCAGAGCGGATGGTCTCAATGCGAGCTAGGTTGTTGGAATAGGTCAGCTGCGCCGCCACCACGTTACCCAGTGCCTGACCGTTTTTCTTGATCGAACCTTGGAACTGGTTAAACCGTGTGATCGACAAAGCTTGCGGCGTTGCATCGACAGATCCGAGTTGCTTGACTTCCCCTTGCGCGATCAACCCCAAGGTTGCATCTGCAGCACCAGAGCGTGCGAACTTGATTTGGACGGAGTTAACCATCACGCCCGACGATTCAAAGTAAGCGGGGATATCAGGCAGACCTGTTTCAAGTGCGAGACTCGGCAGTACAGGCTGGCCTGACCCAAAGGTGTGTTGATGGTCCACATCGCCCACAGAGGTGGGAGCACCCAACAAAGCTTTGAGCCACAAGCCAAAGTTACGCAGATCGATCGGCACCACCATATCGCCCTCAACCTTCATCACATCGCGGATGGGGGCGCTGGGGTCTCGCCCCAAACCAATCAGGTCATTGGCAATGAGGCCTTGCTCAGAGCCCAATGAGGTAGAGACAAATGGGAGCTTCCAATAGTCGGTGCTGCCACTTGGGTTTGCACCGTAGGAAGGTTCGAATGCAGCCAGCAAGCTGGCATTTGCGCCATAGGCACGGGCCATAGTTTTTCTCCAGTTTTAAATTCAATCAAGACAGCGGATCACTGCTTGCGTAATGCATCACCACATCCAAGGTGCAGGCCTTGATGCCCACAGCGCCATCGGGCGCAACCTCTTCAAACTTCGGGGGGTGAATTTGCGTGAACTCCACAACGCCACCCAAAGTTCGGTCTGCCGTCACGAGTTCTGAAAACCGTTTGAGCAGTACATCCATGCGCGCGTCTCGCTCAGCACCATCGGGGTGGCTCACGTACAACTCCAAATTGGCCGAGTGCTCCCACTGATAAGTCAGTGGTGAGAGCATCACATCGACTTCATTCATGTCGCCATCGCGCAGTACCACCATGGAGTGCTCTGTCATGCGTTCAGGCAGTGCGCTGTTTCGCTTGGGCACATTGCCGCCAAGGGGCAACTGCCCCAACAACTGAAACAAAGCGCCGACGGCTTCTTCACGCTTAGACATAAAAAAAACAGGCCCGTGGCCTGCTCCGGTTAATCACCCGCTGCCCTTATTCATCGGGCCAGTTGGAGATGACGTTTTGAATCAGTTGTGATTCCCAGTGCTGAACTGCGGAATCAATATCGAACTTTTTCTTGAGCTGTGCCTGTGGCACGAGCAAAAAGATGGGCACACTCACCAGCCCCTTACCGGACTGCTGCGCCGAAGCAGAAGCGGCTGTGAAACCACCCCGCTTGCCAGCTCTTGCACGTTGGTTGTCCGCCACGAGAAGTGACGGCTTACCTGCTCGGTAAACGAATCGGAGTCTCTGGCCGCGCATGCGCTCCCACAGTCCGGGTGTGATGCGTTTGCCGCGCGGGCCAGTGCCTGCCGCTGGTAATGGGATAGAGAGCCAAAACCCGTTCTTGGAACGAATCAACGCTCCCTCGTCATGAGCAGCCACGACCACAGGAGCTCGGCTGTAAACCAACCCTGCAGCACCCAGGCTTTCACGTCCCTTGGGATAGACCTCACCGCGCCAAGTATTGGCAAGACGTGCCCCCAGCCCAGCCGAAGTGATCTGACCTCGCAGCTCACCTTTGAGGCCATCGGTGGCATCACGCACACCCGTGGTGACTGCATGTCTGGCTGCTTTGAGTTCAGCCGCCATAAGTTCTTGCAAATTGCCACTCAAAGCGGCAACAAGCCGTGAAGACATGGTTAACCCTCCGGCCAGATAGAGGCACTCACCGTCCAAACGAGCCCGTCACGGTCAATGAGTGCCTCACCATGAAGCACGTAGCGCACGCCCCCAAGAACCAATCGATCGCCATCTCTTGGCTGTTTGACCTCTGATGCCATCAACTCAAAACGCTGGGTATCGACCACCAGATGGGTTTGACCGAAGTCTTGGACCGTATCTGGCGCCTTGGTGATCACCCGCACATTGAGGGAGACCCCCGCTTGTGTGGTGTACACAGCGGGAGTCCCCAAGCGAAGAAACAACCGAGAGATGAGATGAACGAAAGGATCTCGACTCATCAGCTAACCCCTCAACTTGCGACGACTTTGACCAACAAGCTCGGACGGTGGCACATGGGCAACGGGTTGCTCTGCGTGTGCAAGTCCGTGCCGCGACCAAAGTCACGGGGTTCTTGCTTGGCATACAAGGGCTGGCCCAAAGTATTGACCGTCTCGTTGAAGTCTGCAGGCGCAAAGTACGTGGCAAACGTATCGAGCGTGCCCTCAGGGAACGCTTGACCTTCACCGGGTTCAATGAAGCGGCGCAGATTGCCAGCCATGTCTGTGGCTTGGCCCAAGTACTCTTCAAAGGTCACACCAGCAAAGGTGAACCCAGAGCGTTGATCCGTGCGCAACATCGCGCTTTCTTGCGTGAGCTGGTAAGCACGGATGACATTGGGGTGACCCGTCAGCGCATCGAAGAAGTCCGAAGACACCAGCACACGCACATTGGTCATGTACTCGCCTTTGAGGTTGAGCTCAAAGTAGCGCTTCAAGTCCAAACACTTCTTCTTAACGTCCGTGTCCTTCTTGTTGAGCTCGAAATTGAACACGGCAGGTGTGATCTGGAACTCTTCAAAAAGGTCATACAGCACGGAGCCATCTGCATCCAAGATCACACCCTTCAAAGCACCCATACGCAAGTGCTCCAAAGTGATCGCATGTTTGTTGCGCATGGACTGCAAATGATCAGTCATCACGTTGGCCACGGTCTCGGTGTCTGTCTCAGAACCAAAAGCGCGAAGACCTTGGATCTCCTCAGGCAACACCACATCGTCGTGTGGGATGTGAGGAATCATGAACGAGCGCAACTTGCGGCGGCTGCGCTGTCCGACAGTGCCGGGGGCACCCACAGGCAATGTGGGCAAGAGGTTCAACACGCCATCACGTTCTTCAATGGCAATCTGGCGAAAACGCACAGGCTTGGCAGGCATGAGGTTGATCTGTTCAATCTTGCCAAACTGGTTAGGCAAGATGTTGATCGCGGCGGTCAATGCGGTCATCGAGAACGCAGGGGACTGGAAAGGATTGTTCATTGCTTAGGCTCCTTGACGAACGAGAATGCCGACGGCTTCGAGCTGCGCTGTGGCAGTCGCTTTTTCTTCGGCGGTGATGGCTGCCGGCCACACGAGAGCGTGGTGCGCGACGATGGACTGACGCGTCACAGCGATGCCGCTGGATTTATCACCCGCTGTGGCATCTACGGACTGCAACAAAACTGCTGTGGCGATTTGGGTGCCATCGGTGGCTGCGGGATCAAGCGCTTTGACCTTGCCGTTGGCATCCACACGGCCAAGGACCGTACCGATGCGCAAGTTCTGACCTGCAGCGACTGTGACTTGGTCGCGGGAATAGAGGGACTCTTCCTCATACTTGAGCAAATCGCCCAAGGTCAACTCATTGATGAGAACTGACATTTAAAACTCCTAGGTGGATTTGTAAGAAGGACGATTGGCTGAGAGCTTTTGAGCGCGCTGTTGTGCCGCAAGCACCACAGGACTCACTTCTGGCTTGGCCGTCGCTTGGGTACCGGCTTGCGGCATGATGTGTGAGCGGATCTCAGGACTCGCATCAGCTTTGGCGGCCAGCAATTCAATTCGCACTTGCTCCACACTCAGACCACGCTCGAGTGCAGAAAACGTCATGTCTGATTTGCCAGCCAGCAAACACATCTCAGCTACAGCCAGCACGTTGGCACTCGCTTTACGAATGTCATGACTGGCAGCCGCTGCAGATACGGATGCAGCAGCGGGCTGAGCCACTTCAGGGGGCTCTTCATTTGATTCACCAGCGCCAGCAGGTGGTACTACCTCCTGATGTTGGCTTTGATGAGCATCTTGGGGATTCGCATCCTCAGGAACCACAACGGTGGAAGTGACAGGGGCAGCTTCAGTCGAAGCGGTGGTTGCAGGCGGGCCAGATGGCTGAGTCGATGTTTGCGACATCAATTTCTCCTTAGAAAGAACTGGATCGGGTTGTGAGACTTCCATCTCGCGCCCCGATCCAAACGATCGCGCGATGGCAGATTTGCGTTGTTGAACTTCCATAGCCAGCGCGCGCAAGGCGTCGTCTGCAGTGCCAATGGCATCTGCAAACCCTGCCTCAATGGCGTCACCCGCGTAAAAAAGTCCCGCCTGCGTATCTCGTACGGCTTGCGCATCCAACCCTCGATTGGTAGCCACCGTTGAGACAAACATTTCGTAGAGCCGATCCACCTCTGTTTGAAGCGCGGTCGATGCTTCGTTGGAAAGCGGCAGATGTGGTGACAAGTCGTTTTTTCGGTCCCCTGCATAGATGGCCGTGTATCGATAGCCATCGAGCGCATCGCGTTGGGTCTGATCCACGTGAAGCGCAATCACACCAATAGAGCCCACGCCACCTGTGCGCGTCAGATAGATGCGCTCCGCACTACAGGCGATTGCGTACGCAGCAGAGAACGCATCGTCGTTGGCGACTGCCCAAATGGGCTTGGTGCTGCGCGCGCTCACGATCTCGTCTGCCAAATCAAAAGCCCCACCCGCTTCGCCACCGGGAGAATCAATATCGAGCAACACAGCATCCACACTTGCGTCATTGATGGCTGCTTGAATTTGTGCGCTGATGGAGGCGTAGCTGGTCAACCCCGATGCAGCGTCCATGGCACCCGTGCGCCGCACCAGCGTCCCAAGGATGCTGATAACGGCAATATTGGGGGTTTGCAGATCTGAGCGCATCACGCGCTCAGGTGAAGTGATTTGCGCCAGCTGGTGCGCTGAGGTTTCTGGAACGACCATGCCCATGCGTGGCCCCACCACCGAGAGGATGACCTCAAGCTTGCGGGGATGAATGAGCAAAGGCGTGCCAAAAACCCGCGAAGCCAGATACGGCATCGTCGGAAGATTTGTCATAGGACCTCTGAGTTACGAGATAAAACCGTGTCTAGGTTTCTTGGTCCACCAGCGGTGGGTCTGCCACGTCTGGTGGATGTGAGGGAGCTGCTTGGTTTGTGGCTCCATTGCGTGCGACCAAACGAGGGTCGGTGTCGAGCACCAGACCCAACGAATCGGCGCGTGCGTTGTCTGCGGCGATCTCCCGATCGATGGACTCCGCGTCGTAGCCATAGGATGAAATAGCTTCTGAGCGACTCATCAAGCCAGAGCGAATAGCCAATTGCATGGCCTTGAACTCTTTCTCGGGATCCACCCATTGCCAACCCTGTGGAATCCACTTGGCCGCTTGATACTCACGCGCTTTGGTGCGGTAGTTCGGCAAATCAAGCTTGCCCTCGATCACGGCTTGCTGCATCCATGCGCGCCAGATTGGGCGACACAACTGATGCACGATCACACCATGCTGCAAGGTCTCACACCGTCGTCGAAACTCCAACAAGCCTGCCCGGATGGAGGAGTAGTTCACTTGGGTCAAGTCGCCTGTGAGCATCTCAAACGTGATGCCCATGGCTGCGGCCACAGCTCTGAACTGCTGACGCATGAACTCGGCATAGCTCGACCCCACATCGGCAGGCGCAGAGAACTTGATGTCCTCGCCAGGCTCCAAGATCTGTAGCGTTCCGGGCTCCATGCCTGCAAGGGCCACACCGCTTTCATCGATATCACCCTCGCCCATGAGGTTGTCCTCAGGAGCCATGCGGGTGATGAAGCCAGCAAACATCGCTGCTGTCTTCTTTCGCACCAACTCGGCATCGTCATACTGGTCTAGCTCATTGAGCTTGACCAACGCTCTGGCAAGCCATGGCTCACCCCGAATCTGTCCCGGTCGAAGTGGTCGATACAAATGCACAATTTCAGTCGCGTCAACTCGAACCAGATCGAGGCTTCCCGCCCCAGATGCGCCAGACATAGGCGCCAGCATTCCGTCATTGGGATGAGTTCGGTACAGGTGATACGCCACACGCCTGCCTAAAAGATCAAACTCAATCCCCGCTCGAACAACGTTGCCGTTAGGCAAGTCCTGATTCAAGCTGATGGGCAAATGCTCTGCTTCAAGCACTTGGAGTTGAAACGCCACAGACAAGTTGTCTTCTGCCCTTCGGTAGCGCATGCGTACAAACGATTCGCCGCCTTCGAGCATGGCCCGGGTGGCTAAGCCCTGAATGCCATAGAAGTCTGTGAGCCCCGCCGCATCGGCGTCCTCACACCAACTCCACCACAAGGCATGGACCGCCTCACGTTGGGGTTGGTCTTGGATCATGCTTTGGGGCTTGATGCCTGTACCAATGGCGTTGGCCACAAAGGCGTCAATGCCTGCAGCGGCCCAAGCGTTGCGACGCACTAGATCACGGCTCTTAGTTCGCAGCTGGTCTTGGGTCAGCGCCAGCGCTGAAACGGCACCCGGATTGCCCGGATTCCATTTCAGCGCGCGCCGTCCCATACCCGCTCCGTCATAAACCGGCGTGTTGCCAAACATCCGGTGTTTGATTGTGTTGATCCAGCCCATCACAACCCCTTGGACGTTGAGATGCGAATCTGGCGAGACTTGCGCTTACCAGCCGCGCGGGCGATCTGGGACTCCACTTCGGCAATGGCAGCTTTGAGATCCACCACGCTTCGGTACTCGACGCTCTTGCCGTCATACGTCACGCGGTGTTCGCCACTGGCCAAGGCATCTCGCAAAGCCTGAAGGTGTTGTTCGGTATAGCTCGTCATCACTTCATCCAGTTACTGCGAATGACCCTCCTGCCACGCTGGGGGACTTTGTTCATAAAAAAGCCACCCGATGGGGTGGCTGGGAGGGGTTGGACACTTGGAGGGTTTGGCAAGACAGTCGGACTGCGCCACGACACATCCTCTGGCGGGTCATCCACCTCATCATGAATTTCGACCTTGGGCTCTGCTTCCACAAAGTCCACATCTAAGTCATCGTTGGGCGGGCGCACACCTTGAACGCCTTGCAAGAACTCAGGGGTTTCAAAGCCTGGTCGTACGGGGAACAACCCGTCCATTCGCAACTCAGGAGGTTCTGCACTGAGCGGAATGCCCAATTGGCGTTCCAGTTCTAGCCAGTGACGCTCCTCGAAACGATCCAAACCTGCAAGGCTTGCTGCTGCACGCGCGTACACGTAGCAGTCCAGAGCTTCGTTGCGTTCGCGCACCTTTTGCCATTCCCGAAACGAGAAGCCGTTGCGGTCCCGCCTTGTCACGAGTTGCTCTGAGCACAGCTGCTGGACATATTCCGCATCCACCTGCGGCAAATGGACATAGCCGTTGGGGAAAATGATCTCGCCGTCTTCGGTGATGTCGATCGTTTTGCGCAAGTTGTTGAAGAACTCCAACTTGGCAATGCCACCCACCACCGCGTAGACCCGAAGGCCTCGACGCAGACGTTTGCCGTTGGTGGTCATGTCCACGGCTGTGGGTAAGCCAACCAACGCAGCGCCGCGGGCCACACCCTTCATCGGCAAGAGCCGTGGGTCGTGCTGGCGGCGCACAAAGGCATAAGCCTCTTGTGTGGCATAGCCCGTGTCCAGTCCCATGCGGACCAAGCGCATTGGCACACCACTGATGTGGCTCCAACTTTCTTGGAGCATGAGCCCTAAGCGCAGCCACACATCGTCTCGTGATGTATCGCCCTCCAATACACGGTGCTCCACCAGCCATGAACGCTTCTCGCGTCCAAACGCCCAGATGGAGACTTCGATACGGTCTTTTTGAATGTCCACACCACCGGCAAGCAGCAAACCGCCGTGCGGCACAGTGCCGATGCGGTAAGACTCACGACGCTCAAGCAAACGCTCCCACTCTGGGGTTTCGCCTTGCTCGACCCAAGTCTCACCCAGCTCAGTGTTTTTAAAAGCCTTGAGTGCTGTGGCTGAACCTTGCGCCAGCTCCCACGCTTGGGCAATCTCCACCCAACTGCGCCAGCCCACTGGGCTGTACAGACTAGACAGATGAAAACCAGCGGTTCGGCCATTGCCCGGTACCGTCGCCACCCAACGGCCCTGCTCGAGCATCTGGGTCTTGGCATGCTCATAAACGGGCTCCTCACATCCTGTGCAGAGGTAACGCACCGAATCGGGTTGGCCTTTCTCCCAAATCAACCGCTCAAACTGCAAGCGTTGCTCATGCCCACAGTGGGGGCACGGCACCATGAAGTGACGCTGGTCGGATTGCTCAAACTCCCGCTCGATGCGCGAGGCACCTGAGATGGTCGGGGTCGAGACAATCAAAATCTTGCGCCGAGCAAACGTGCGGGTTCGCGCTTCAGCCAGCGAGATGGCGTCACCCTCACCTTCCACGTCACCCGGATAGCCATCCACCTCGTCCAAGAAGAGGTAACGCACAGGCATAGAGCGCAGACCAACAGCGCTGTTCGCGCCCGTCAAGACCAACACACCACCTCGAAACTCTTTGGTGAGGATGGTGTTACCCGAATCACGGGCACGTGCAGGTGCGATGAGCGTTGAAAGCGTCTCACTCTCTTCAATCAGCGGATCAATACGCTGCTTAGAGTTTCGCTTGGCCATCTCCACTGTGGGGGCCACAGCCATCATGGGCCCAGGTGCCATGTGAATCACATAGCCAATCCAGTTGTTGCCGCATTCGGTACCGCCAACTTGGGCACCTTTCATGAACACCACACGCTCGACTGGAGAGCTGGGTGAAAGGCAATCCATGATCTCCTTGAGATATGGCGTGCGACTTGTGCGCCAGCGGCCAGGCTCAGAGGCAGATTTACCCGACAAGAAGCGGTATTGATCCGCCCATTCAGAAACGCTCAAGAGTGGATCAGGGGTGAGTCCCTCACGCCACGCTTCAGCGATCGCATCAATTCCGTCGTAATGGTCAAACACATTGGTGCTCCTCAATCGATTCGCACCGCCATCTCTCCCAGATCCTGCAAATGCTCACGCACCGCCTTTTCCAAGATCTGGTGCATTTGGTGAGCATCGACGTTCAAGTCAGACGCTAGCTGTGCAGAGACACGAGCGGGCCAATTCAGCCACGCATCGCGCTGTGTGCGCGCTAATTTGTAGACATGGGCCACCGCCTGCGCTCGGTCCACTAAGTCGCCTTTAAGGCGCGCTAAGCGCACCTTGTTGGTTTGCGCTTTGAGCACCTCATTGGCTGTTCTCGCTTGGAGCAAGGTGGTGCCGCCCACCGTAGGGGCTTGCGTCCCAGACGAGTCACCTAGGGTTTCTCGAACGCTGGCAATCGCCTCATTGGGCACGGGACGGTGTTCGCCACGTTGTTGTGAGGCATCTGTGTTCAGACGCCACTGCTCGTTGGCCTTATCTACATCAATGGATCCATCGGGATTAGCAGTGATGCGCCCGGTCTGGATGGCCTTGCGCACAGCGCCATCAGAAATTCCACGGTAGCGCGCATAAGCGCGCATGGACATGTTTTGGCTCATGAATGAGGTCCTGTGAGTGCGTGCGCGCGAATAAGCGTACTAAAGCGCACTCATGTCCAAGTGATTCAGTCTGACTCAAAGAACAACTTGATCTTGTTCACGAATGAAGCGTTCATACGTACATGCGCTGACGCATTTGATTAATTTTTTTGGAGCGATTGATGAACCACCACACCACAGCCCACGCGATCACCGCGCCCTCTTCGCTTTTGGAGGAGATCGCTTTGAAGCACTTTTTTGTGCAGACCTTGAAGACCCAGAACTCTGACCGCTTGGACTTCTACGACGTTTCGGTTTGGGCGATTGAGTCGGCTCTGAAGGCTGCGTTTGAGGCAGGGGTTCAGGCTGGGGTTGAAGCGGCTTTGAAAAAGAGAACAAAGAAGGCTTAAGGACAACAAAGAGTTCCAGCAAGAGATTCACCACTCGCTTGACTCGATCGGAAATAGAAGCGTTCATCACGCACCTCACAAAGAAATATTTGGAAAAGACATGCAAACCATCAACAACCCCAAGGAGCTTGAAACGATGACTTACACAACAAATGGCCTCACCCTCGATGAGGTGGGCTTTATCCAGATCGCTGGCATCAAAGCCTTATCGGCTGCAGCAAAGGGAGAGCTGGACTTGAACCGCTTAGCCCGAGAAGAGCTGGCCTCACGCGGTTTGGACAAAGAAGGCCACTGGGTTGGCTTTGATCGCGCCAGCCAGATTCACAACATCAAGAAGTAACCCCAAACAACTCAACCGGAGAAACACATGACCACCACACTCACAGCCACCCAACAAGCCATCCTTGCCCACGCCCACCAGCACACCAACGGGAAGATTGAATGGTTCCCAGAGAACATCAAAGGCGGCGCTCGACAAAAGGTGCTCGACGGTTTGTTCAACCGCGCGCTCATCACCAAGAGCGCCAGCAACTGGTTCATTGCAGCCGAGGGCTACGACGCGCTTGGTGTCCCACGCAAAAGCGCTGATAAAGCATCAGCGCCAGATTTGACTGATGCGCCAGCCATCACCAAAACACCGCGTGTACGAGAAAACAGCAAGCAAGCTCAAATGATTGAGTTGCTCAAGCGCCCCGACGGTGCAACCTTGAATCAATTGGTTGAAGCCACTGGCTGGCAGTCACATACGGTGCGCGGTGCGATGGCTGGATCCCTCAAGAAGAAACTGGGCCTCACCATCACCTCAGAAAAGATCACGGGCCAAGAGCGTACTTACCGCATTTGCAACGAAGGAGTTGCAGCATGAGCACCATGACCATCACGATCGAGCGCACACCCCGAACCTTGACCTTCGATGGAAAACCAATCGAAGTTGAAGAGCTCAGCGTTGAGCTCCCCTTTGCACGCAAACCCTGCAGCCTCGATGAGATTGGTGGCTACGGCAACTACAAAGTGCTCGTCACAGAAACCCGCGAGATGAGCCCCGAAGAGTTCGACACCTTTGGTCGCACGTTACTCAAGTCACGCGAGTGGCTTGCGGGCAAAGGCGGCGGTACAGGCGACGGATTCTTCTGCGTTGAGATCAAAGCACCTGGCCGCCCCCACCTCTACGTCAACCCAGAGGGCGGAGACTACGCCCGTTATGTCGCGCGCTTGGGGTAAAAGAAAAGGCGGCAAGGCCTAAGCCTTTGCCGCCTTGTGCGATGCACAAGCGAAGTGATTACTTCTTCTTGTTCACAGCTGCTTTGAACGCAGCGCCAGCTTTGAAGCTTGGCACTGTCGCTGCTGCGATCTTGAGAGGTTCACCCGTACGTGGGTTCTTGCCCGTACGAGCAGCACGCTTGTTTGCTTTGAAAGTACCAAAGCCAATCAGTTGCACGTCTTGTTTTTTGGCAACGGTCTTGGTGATGATTGCAAGCAATGCATCAATCGCACGACCAGATGCGGCCTTGGACATTTCGGTTTCGTGGGCCAAGGCCTCAATCAATTCGGTTTTGTTCAACGTAATCTCCTATTAACGAACGGGCGAGATTCTGACACGGTTAGATGTCAATTCGCTAAAGGGTTTTCGGCTACAACTTGAGTTGCATCAAGCTCTAGCGCTTCAGCGCGATGAAGCACCGCCTTCTTGCCCGTGAAATCCTCCCAACGCTTGACGATTACATCGACAAACTTAGGATCCAACTCCATGAGTCGGGCATGTCGGTTGGTTTTTTCACAAGCAATCGCTGTGGTGCCTGAGCCGCCAAACAAGTCCAGCACGATGTCTCGGCTCTTGGATGAATTTTTCACAGCGCGCTCAACCAGCTCAACGGGTTTCATCGTGGGATGCAAGTCGTTGACACGGGGCTTGTTGTAGAACCAAACGTCCGCTTGGTCACGGTCCCCACACCAGAAGTGGTCCGAGCCCTGCTTCCAGCCGTAGAGGATGGGTTCGTACTGGCGCTGATAGTCAGCACGTCCTAACGTGAACGAGTTCTTCGCCCAAATCACAAAGGTGGACCATTTGCCGCCAGCATCGAGCCAAGCTTTTTGCAAGGTGTGCAGCTCAGAAGAGCTCATGCACACGTAGCAAGCACCCTTGGTCATGATCAGCAAGTTCAGACAGGCGTCGTAGAGAAACTTGTAAAACCCATCACCCAAAGCATCGTTCAGGATGCGACGGTCTTTACCGCGCATCTTGTCTTTGGCATTGTTGCCGTAGTCCACGTTGTAGGGCGGGTCTGTGAAAGCCATGTCGGCCAGTTGCCCATCCATTAGGCGCTCCACATCCGAGAGCACTGTTGAGTCACCACAAAGGAGGCGGTGGTTGCCGAGAATCCACAAGTCCCCAGGTCTGGAAACAGGATCTACTGGTGGTTCTGGGATTGCATCATCCTCGGTTAAACCACCGCCTTCATCTTCTGGATTGAGCAGGTCATCAATCTCTTCATCCGTGAACCCCATGAGCGAGAGGTCGTAGTCAGCAGCTTGGAGCTCAGCCAACTCAAGCTTCAAAAGCTCTTGATCCCATCCCGCGTTCTCCGCAATGCGGTTGTCGGCCAAGATGTAGGCCTTCTTTTGCTCTGGGGTCAGGTGCGCCAACTCGATGACGGGCACCTCTTTGAGGTCGAGTTTTCTGGCTGCCATCAAACGACCATGGCCTGCAATGACGCCCCGCTCACCGTCTGTGAGGATCGGGTTGGTCCAGCCGTATTCGGCAATCGAAGCTGCAATCTGAGCAACTTGTGAATCGTTGTGCGTGCGGGCATTGCGGGCGTACGGGATGAGCGTATCGACCGCGACCATTCGGATCTCGGGTGTCATGAGGGGCCTTAGTAAAATTGCGCAAACAACAACGAACAGCTGAAGTGCGGATAACAGTCATTAACGGGGTCTTAGTCCGTCAACATTTCAAAGACGGAAGCGATGCGGGATTCGCACCACTCGTCGCGGGGACCTATGAGGTCGTGGGTCCGGTCAAGGATGGGTTCCTTGAAATTCGCAAAGATAATGAAAGCAGTTTGTTTTTGCCGACCGAAAAGCTTGAGGCTTATGTGACAGCTGGAGAGGTAGTGATAAGCTAAAGAAAGGCTTATGCATACTTAAGGCCGAACGGCCAATTGGAGACTCTTATGGCAGATCCGTTCACGATTCGTATCTTTGTTCCTGACGGTGAGCCCGAAGGCGTACGAATCATTGATCGTATGAACTGGACCGGACTTGGAATAGCTTTTCCCAGAGAGAAATGGATTTCTGTCAGAGATGGTGACTTTCTAAAAGGTTCTGATGGTGGCCCTGTAGGTGTCTACGTGCTTTTTGGCCACGTTGAAGACGATGATCTTTTGTCGGTTTATGTTGGTGAAAGTGACGGGGTTCGCGATCGTCTTCAAAGTCACTTCGACAAAAAAGATTTTTGGTCACATGCCGTCGTTTTCGTTTCGCCATCAAACAACCTCAACAAGCTGCATATTCAATGGCTTGAATTTGCTTTGATACGCAAAGCACAAGAGGTCAATCGCTGCAAATTACTCAACAATCAAACGCCTAAAGAGCCAACGATTAGTGTCCAAGAACGCGCTGACTGCTCTGCATTTTTGAGAGAGATTCTTCAAATACTTCCACTCATTAACCTGCGCATCTTTGAAAAAGCGAATGTGGTTACGGTTTCCTCAGTACCTGTCACATCTGCTGATGCTGGTTATGACACGGTCGTAGTTCCTGCACACGAGGAAGGATTCAACAAGGTTTTTATTGGTGAAAATTGCTGGTACGCGATTCGGATTGCTGCAGGAAAACTTGGCAGGTTCCGTTGGATTGCCGCTTACCAAGTCTCACCCATCAGTGCCATTACACACATTGCCGAAATCGATCGAATCGAACCGTATGGCGATGAAGGCAAGTACAAAGTCATTTTCAAATCTCCAGCTCAAGCAATTGGCCCCATTCCTATCGGTTCGGCGCCACAGGGAACAATGCAAGGACCTCGCTACACGAGTCACAAAAAATTACTTGCTGCAACTTCTGTTGGCGATTTGGTGCCTTGGGGCTAACCGACTAAGTCGACAAAGACTGAGGTGCGTACCCGGTGCGTACTGCGCACCCGGATTTCGGGGCTGTCGGTATCGAAATCTCGCACCTTTGCCCCCCGCATAGGTTTATCGCCAGGAAGGACCCGTGAATTCAGGAAGTTGGGGGTAACTTGGCTTGATTGACGCCAGTGGTTGAGCGTTTTGTGCCTGAGATGGCGCATGGATTCGTGAGGTCACGCGCTACGAGTCACTTACTCTTTCTCACTTAGCCACTTACGGTCACTGTGTGGGTTCACTTGACTCACAACTGCCGCGACCATAGACAGAAATGTAGCTTCAAAACGCTGAAATGTTGCAGCGTGATTTGGGCTCAAAAGCCGCGCATTTCCTCTCCCCATTTAACTGCGCCGCTTACTCACTTCAAATCACGCTAGAACCCTCACAAACGATTCGCAGATAGTTTTGCTTTGGCGTTGAGCTTGTCGGTCACGACTTGCATGTCCCGCTTCCAACGTCTCCACGCTGTGGTGCGGTCGCAGCCAAAGCGCTTACCGATCTCTCGCCAGTCGTACCGCTTGGCGCGCATCCACACCAAGTGCCGCTCATCCAACTCCAAGACTTGCACCCACTGCATGACCTCAAGCATCAGGTCCACGTCCTTGGGACTTGGTGGCGGCAATCGATAAAGCTTCTCGCGATCGGGATATGCCTCGAGTTCACTTTGCGCGACCACTGGCCAAGTGCTCACGTAGCCTTGCACCGTCACTCGAGGCAGTCGCCTCGCAGTGCGTGCTGCTTCCGTGAAACGCTCAGCCACAACATCAATCGTCCACACCTCATCCATGCTGGCCTCGCTTTGGTGGGTTTAGTGGAGCATGGTTAGTTTGCCCGTAGAGCCGCTCACCAATGCTGCGAATGAGTTGACGCTCCAAGAAGTTCAGACGTGTGTCTTGCTCAGAGATGACCAAGATGTTTTGCTCTCGCCACCCTTGGCGCTTAGTGGCTTCAACATCCATGGGATTGGCTTGCATGCGCCCAAGGGGCGATGGATAGTGCGGTTGGGGAATGTTCATTGAACACCTCCAATCGTGAAATATCCATGTGCCGATGGAAAGGCAAATGCGTCAAATGACGCATTTGACGTTTTAAAACATTCCTTCTCTTTATGCGCGTATGTACGTACGCGTAGAGAACTACTGTTAAGTAATGTCGCAAGTGTCAAAGTACCTGTTTTTGAATTCCTTAGTTTCATTTTTATCTCCTAGTTATCGTTGTAGGGGTAGCTTCGATTAGGGAAATTGGTGGGCTGTTTGATGTCGATACCCGCAAAGCCACGAACGCCCATGGAGTTGCGCCACTTGTCGAAACGTCGAGTAATGAGCGCATCAGAAAATCGGCGTTGTGTGCCCACAAACTCACCGCTCATCTCGGCCCATTGCTTCCAATCGTTGAAGAGAGTCACCGTCAGCGCTTTGTCATTGGCTCCAAGCTTGCAGCGCTCATCCATCCAACGCCCCATGGCGTCTTCGCCCTCGAAATACTCATCCGTGGCACTGGTCACCGAGAGAGGTTGCTTGAGCCCGATCTGCTGCCAGAGCAAACAACCCTGTAGCGCCCAAGCCAAGATGCCGTCGCGCTCAGAGAGCAACTTCTCCGTGAGCAAGGGGTCACGTTTCTCAGGCGGCACCGTGATCGTGAAAGGGATCAAGTGCATGCGACGACGCATCGCCTCATCGATGTTTCGAATGGCGGGCTTGTGGTTGCCCGCAATCAAGAGCTTGAACTGAGGCGGGTAGGTGAAGAAGTCTTGGTGCATCAGTCGAGCCGTCACCAAGTCACCACCTGTGATGGCTTTGATCTTGGATTCGTTCCAACGCCTGCCCTGCTCGGTTTCTGTGGCCGAGACGAAACGTGCGCCACGCAAGCCCGCGAGGTCTGTTGGGTGACGGTCTGAGCGTGTTTCCATGAACGTGTCCATGGGAGCGTTGGCCGCGTAGTCACCCAAGATGGTTGAGATGACGTTGACGAACACGGACTTGCCGTTAGCCCCTGTGCCGTACAGGAAGAACAAGGCGTGCGTGCTGATATCGCCCGTAAGGCAGTAGCCCACCACGCGTTGCAAGTACAGCTGCAACTCTTTGTCGCCTCCAGTCACGTTCTCAAGGAAATTAGCCCACACGGGGCTTTCGCCTTTGGGTGTGGCTGTGGTGACCTTGGTCATGCGTCGATCGCGCCTGTGCGGCCCCATTCCGCCACGCCTGAGGTCAATGATTCCACCAGGCGTGTTGAGCAACCAAGGATCGGCATCCCACTCCTCAACGGTCGCACTGTGACGTGGGTCGGTGCGAACGATGCGTTCAATCGCAGACATGGTGCTCGAGCCAGCCAAGCGGGACTTGAGTCTTGGCGTGTCTGCTTTGTAGGACGCGGCACGACAAACCGTTCGACTCAGGTGATGCACATAGAGCGACTTGTCGATGTTCCAGCGCACGCCATTCCACACCAACCATTTGCCCCATGGTGAACAAAACCGCCAGTCCTCACCAAACTGACGCGTAAACGCCATGGCCAAGCCATCTTCAGTGGTGTAGTCCAGTCCATCCACGATGTCTGTTGCCATGTTCTCGTCGGCTTGACGCACAACAGGCATGCGGTCACCTGCCGCGATAAAACCAGCGACATCAAATCCTTCGACGCGCGCATCGGCCACATCCCAGCCTTCAGGTTTTTCCTCTGGGGGCTGGAGGATTGCGCAGCTGAGTGCCCCCGCGAGCAGGATGGCTTGTGACGCACGGTCCGCATAGTCCCAGCCAGGCTTATCGCGGTCAGGCCAGATAAGCACATGCTTGCCAGCAAGTGGTGTCCAGTCGGTTTTATCCACGGGCGCATTAGCACCGTGCATGGCAGTCGTGGCGCACACGCCCAACTCAATGAGCGCTTGAGCGCACTTCTCACCCTCGACCAGAACGATTCTCTCGGCGTACGAGATGCCGGGTTGGTTGAACAAGGGGCGCGGGTCAGGGGGTGCCATCTTGCGACGTTTCACATCCCATGGACGAAACTCTTTCTTGCCGGGTTCAGGGTCATAGCGGTAGACCACCGCAATCAGCTTGCCTGATGCATCTTGGTAGTCCCACTTGGCAGTAGCGGGCCCAAGGTCATCGACTGCAGGCGTTTTGGCCTTGTCTTTACTTGGGGGGCGTTGCGGCAGTGAGTCCACTCGACCCAGTAAATCCTTGGCACGTTTGAGCACATCCGGGAAATGGGTCTGTGTGTTGAGCTGGTAGTGACGTGCAATCAGATCGAAGATGTCACCACCCTCACCTGTTGCGCGGTCAGTCCACAGTCCTGCTTTGGGGCCTGAGAGCAGCAACTCCAAACTGTCACCTGGGCCGCCCATCACATCGCCCACCAAGTACTTGGTGTTACGGCGTTTGCCTGCTGGCCAAATCTCAGCAATGAGTGTGCTCAAGCGCTCAAGCAAAGCTTGTCGGATATCGTCTTTTTCGCGCGAGCTATCCGTTTTAGACGGAATCGTTTTGCGAAACGCCTCTTGGGCAGGGTCATTGAAATCAAGCATGTGCAGCCTCGCCTCCTTGAGAGTGGCGAGATCGCTCAGACACCAGTTGGTCCTGTGCCTCCTTTGCTTGCGCCGCGAGTAGCTCACCTAGTTGTGCATGCCACACCCGCAACTCGTTGAGGCGATAGCGCACCAGCTTGTTGATGTAGTAATGCGGGATCTGAAGCTTCTTGCGCTTATAGGGATTGCGGAAAAAGTAAAAAGGCAGGTTGAACGCGATGGCAGCTTGCTCAGACGAGAGCATGGTCTCGAAGGAGTTTGAGTTGGTGTGTGAATTTCGGGGTGTTTGATTTGTCATGGCAAAAGCTCTCCCTACCAACCACCGCAGTGGTCAGCATCAGGTTTGAAAATTGAATAAGACGCAGCAGCTCTTACTGCGTCTGGGGCTTAGATCTAGGTCTAGCCGTAGGACTCGTGGCCAAGCATCCGCAAGGGCGGGTACTTGCTCGCTTCATGCGCTTGCACCATCGCTTCGACATAGGTGGTGACCACCGCGTTGATCAAGAGCAAGGCCTCTTCCTGTGAGTAAGTACTCAGCGCGCGGTCCATGCCCACTTCGTTCGCTGCCTCGCCCAAGGGTTTGAGGCAACGACGCATGGCGGCCATCTCAGCTTCGGAAGGATCAATCACATCGCCCTCCTTCACCGAGATGCGTACATCGCCATGGTTGAGCAAACGCACGCCTGCTTCGTAGAGTTTGTGAAAACACCGCTGGCAACGCTGCGAGCAAAACACCCAATCGACGGGGTAACGTGCTGCACGCCCCACCGAAAACCGAATGTCCGTATGACCGAATCCTCTGGCCTGCCGTGAACACACCCAACACTTCATGACTGCGCGTTTGCTCACCAT